TCACCCTTAGCTATATTATTTAAAGCGTTACCTTTTTGGTAAACAGCAGCAAATGGCTGCCAAGGACCAGGTATAACAGATGCTATAGGAGCTATTTTTTTAATTACTTTTTTAGCTTTTTTCCAAACTTTAGACAAAAATCCAAACTCAGGTTGCCCTGTAATCGGATTGATACTCATATGCGGCCCTACAATATACTCATCTGGATCTAATCCAGCCGCCATCATTTCTCTGCTTAATCTTGCTTGCGTATCAGCGCTTATTACTGGAGGAACAACTCTTTCGCCAGGAGCAACGTGCGCTACAAAGCGATCTTCATCCCTACCTAAACTTGCTATACCTGTTCCTGAATTATCAATAATCATATTTAAATTTTACTCTCTTGTTCATCACATGTTAACCAAAAAACCAATAAATAGCGATTGCCATTTTTTACTGGTAAGCCTCGGTGCATATGCGTAAAGCTTGGAAATATCAAAGCATTTCCTGTTGGAAGGGGCTCAACAATACCTCGGTTTAAAAATTCTGTTCCGCCACCTTCGTATTCACCTGTATTTAAGGGGACAACAATACTTATATCTGCGCTAGCGTCGTGATGCCAAGCACCTTGTTTTTTATCTTTTAAGTTGTAGTTTGCTATTTGAATGCCTCCGCCTGTTACGTGACGATTCCAAATGCTTAATAGAATAGGATTAACAACTGAAAAAACTATTTCTAATAAAGAATTGTATATATCAGGACAGCGTTCTTGCAATACTATTTCTGGTATTTGTCTTAATTTATCTTCGCCAGGATTGGGTTCAAAGCCGTAAAAAGACTCTAAACTTTTCATTTCATCTATTAATAAATCGCAAAATGTTTTAGAAAATAAAGGAATGGTATAAACATCTTTAAGTGTTTCTTTGATAATTTCTTGTATTGGTACTGGCGCTAAATCTTGAGTACCCTCTGATTTGTAAAAATTTAATAAACTTGGAAGAGAAACCTTGGCTTTGTCTAGAGTTCTTGGCTCAATAAACCAATCGTTAGGATAGGCTAAAAGAAGATTTTTTAGCTGATAGTCTTGTTCTAATTGTTCTGCAAGCATACCTTGTTCCATATGTTATGTTGTTATTTTACAAGGTTATTGTAATATTTCCGTTTGTTTTTACCGAAATACTACCCAGTAAACCTTGGGCTTCGTATCCTTGAGGGTTGGGTTCATCCATTAAATCAATAAACTCAGTCCCGTTAAATACTTGCAACACTTGAGTTGTTGTATTAAAGATTAGCGTGCCAAGATTAAAATTTAACTTATCACGTTGAGTAGTTGATAATTGCAAAGTATTATCAGGGTCTACTGCTCCTAAGTTTATCTCTAAAATTCTTATAAGTCTATTAAAAGTAGAAGAAGTAACGCCCTCTCCTTGCGCTTGCGGGAGCTGAGTTGGAAGTAGCTTGCTCATCTTCTTCCGTCAGTTCTTATATCTATTCTTGTTGCGCCCAGTCTCCAGCCTATCCCTAAATTACCGTTGTTTGCAGCATTATCATCTGATTCAAACCTTAAAACCATTTGTCTTGCTCGGCCTCTAACATATGCTTGTTGAGTGTTTTCTTGTATAGCGTTAGTAGAATTGGTTATTAAGGAATCTCCAGGAAAGTTTCTTGTCTTAACAACAATATTGACTGAACCATTTTCGCTGTTATTTTCGATAAATTTAAAGTCGGGTATGATTCTTCTAATAAAAGTAAACTGCTCGCCATCACCTACATCAAAATCAGAACTTTCAATAAATACATTTGTCATCGGTTGACCATCATTATCGAATCCAATTTCTTGTTGGTAAAGATATCCGCTGCTTACAGCTCTAGGGTAATTCTCTATACCAGCATCTAGCCAAGCTGTTCTGCTGAGTTGGCCATACACCCAAGTTTGTTCTGCATAATTGTAAATAACGTATCTATCTACTTCGCTGCTTGAAGCAGAACAATAGAACCAACCTACTTCATTCTTATCAGCAATAGTAAAAGCATTAACTTTAAAAGATTGCGTAAGATTGATATCGCTAAATACGTAATTATGAACGCTGCAAGGCAGAGTTTGTACGCTACCGTTGTAAGCATAAAAATTGTTATATCCCATCCAGTAAACAGCAGAAGTAGCTGTTACCGCTGATTTTGGTCCTACTAAACCTGAGCCTTCATTGATTAAGTTGACCGAAAATGTAAATGGCGGCCCAACAAACTGCATGCTGTATAAGGCAGTATCAGTCCAAACCAATACCTCCTGTCTTGATTTGACAGACCCTATAATTGAGGAGCCAGAAGACAGCCTTAAAGATCCAGCAGTATTGGTAATTGTTGGCTCAAAATCTAAATTGTTTTCTTGATCAGAGAAAGCTATTAACATCGGATCAACGGCTCCTGTCCTAGCTGTACCTGCATCATTAATTGGGTCAGCGCCTAAAACAATTAAATGCCTATCAATTTCAGAGGTAACCACTTGCAAGCCAACGGTAGGGACTAAATTAGCGCCAGATATTCCAGACATGTTAACAGCTCTTGTTTCAACGCCGTTGTTTTCAGTCCATTGATAGATACCGCCACCCCTAACATTTATAATTAAGTTTTCGCCAAAATTATCATGAGTCCAAAGTCTTAATTGGTTGTTTGGAGACAAAGCAGTTACTGATCCAAAAGCTCCCTCTCCCCATCCATTTAGACCCCAACCAGTTCCTGGAACGTAAACATCAAGACCAACATTTATTTGATAGGTTCCAACCGTTGATCCCCCACCATTACCGCTGTCACCTGCTGCTGCTAATACAGGATCGCCGCTAGTATCTTTGGCTTCAATCGTATATGAGTTAGCATTAACAATGGTTGCTATTTGATATTCTTGGTTAAGCACTGGGGCAGTAATATTGCCGCCAAGAGACGCTGCACCTGAAAAAGTTACAAAATCATTAGCAACGGCGCCATGTGCAGTATCTGCGACAGTAATTGTCGCATCACCGTTACCAACTTTTGCAAAAGTTACGTCTCCAGCGCTAGTAACTAATCTTATTGGAGTAATATCATTAAAGGTAGATCCCTCTTCTATATAATATTTCCAAGTTGTTCCTAGGCCTAAAAATTTTGTTCCACCCAAAGAAACCCAAGAATGCAAGGCCCTGCAAATTCCTAAAAAAGTATTTAAATTGTTTTTTGCCCACCCACCAAACTTTTCTGGTAACCCTTTTCTAAATCTTACAAGATTAACATCAAACCAACCGCCTTCATTACTATAGTCAGTTCCTTCTCTGTTTACACCTGGTTTAAATAAAGTTTTTTGTAACGCCATTTTAACGCTTATAGTTTATGCAATATAAATACAGTTATTAGTCCAACTAAAATAACTGTAAATATAAGGTAGTCTTTAAAAGTATAAATTCTTTCGTATGCTTCGTTTATAAATGGAGTCTTCGGATCGTCAGCTTTAAACCTACCCTTTACCGTTCTAGCTCTTTTTCTTGTAACTTTCTTTTTTTCTGTCATTTTATTTTTCTCGGCTTACGCCTTTTGTTTTTTCGTATGAACGAGCTCCTGCAAGCCCTAACATACCCATTACTATAGTAGATAACTGAGAGAAATCAAACTCTGGTAAGTCTAAAGTATTGCCAGATAAAACTAAAATCCACTCAATAAGAGGTGCTAATATAAAATGGTAGGCTAGGGAAACTCCACACACCCAGCCAATAAATGGCCTCCAGCCAGCAACAAATATAGACTTATGCGCTGCCTCTTGTTGATTTACTTTTATTTGTGCAAGGTTAGCTTCTTGAATAGACATTAATAATTCATGCTGTAGTTTTTCTTTTAAGTCTTTATCAGCAATAAATTTGTCCAATATTTTAGCAACTGGATCTATAAATTTATCTATCATTTTCTAGGCGATCCCCCAACATATAAACCAAACCACGCTGCTCCAGCTCCAACAATTACAGAAACAAATGCTGATTGTGCGTTGGTTGGATCGGGTAAAGTCATAAACCATGCTGTTGTTTGATAAAAAGCATAGCCATATAGGGTAATAAGCAATCTAGGGAAGACTCGCCATTTATCAAAACCTTCAGCTAAATTGTACCAAGTTTTTGATTCGTTATAATTTATCTCAATTGTATGAGCTTCTTTCATTTGTTCATCTATTGTCATAATGTAGTGTACTCCTTACCATCAAATTTTAAGGCACGTTTTCTGTTATTTTCTTTGCTAATATATGAAACATGCACCCATCCGCTTGAGGGTACATCTTTTTTATAAAACTCTAATAAGACAGTATCGTAATCTAAGTTGTCTCTAATCCATATGCCAAGCTCGTAGTTAACTACGATTGAAAGTTCAATATCGGCTGCCTGGCCTTTAACGTGCTGGGACTTATCAGAGCTTCCTAGCCTTCTATTAAGCTCAAGACACCTATAACCACTAGTAGGGGAGAAAGGTACGCCATAATGCCTGCGTATGGGCTCTAGTACGTTTTCACACAAGAGTGTGAGGTTGTTGTAAATTTGTTTTTCTTTAACTGTATTGTCTATGTCAAAACGATTTGCAATTTGAGATCTTTCAAATTCACGTAATCTAAAGTGTGGAGACAGCTTATCGTTGCTGTTAAACATACAATTAATTAAGCGGAAACATTCCTGAAAGTACAGCAATTAACAAAGTTCCTACAAACCCAAATAAACCAAAAGTGGCCATTCTCATAGTTCGATTTATTTCAGCCATTTCTAGTTTAATATCAGAAGTTTCTGAGAAAATCGTCTTCCAACGCTCTTCGCAACGCACCTCGTGGGCGTGCAGGTTGGCCGCTACATCTGAAGTTGTTTGTCTAAGTTTAGCTGCCATAACAATACTCTAATTTTTAAACTTAGCTGTAACTTTAGACCAAAGCTCAGGTTTAAATTTTCTTATTGAAAAAAGAACTATCGCTGAAATAATAATTAGTGGTACTAATATATCCATATGTTACTCCTATGAAGTTTGATCAGGTGAAGGTGAAAACTCAGGTAAAGGTCTTGTTGCTGGATCGCCTGTATACA